ACCATCAGGAATTTTAAAAGGAACTTCAAATAATCATTTCAGTTGTTTATGGAATGCCGATGGAAAATTGGCGATAGGTGATGAAAATCCTAATGATGATTATTATTTATATGTGAATAAAAAAACACGATTAAATAATCTAGAATGTTTCAATATTTCAAGTATTCCTTCAAGGAAGAATGTGGGATTTTCTGGTTGTAATATATCAAATGTGAATAAAGGATTTTTTAATGTTGTTAATACTAATCATATAATAACACAAACAGCATCTATCGCAACGATTAATGTCGCTGACTCAACTTTCGAGAAGATGGATATTAATAATCTTAATTCTTTGAAATTGAATATCAGGGAATTATATGGATGTAATTTAAGTTTGAATTCAAATCTTTTTAATCCTAATTTGAAAATCGTCGTCGGTTCTAATATCTCTTCAAATACATCCTATTTGATGAATATTAATGTCGGTTCTTCTAATAGTAATGGTTTATGCGTCCAGAGTTTTAATTGTAATATAAATCCGTCTATTTTACTTCAAGGATTTTCAAATAATAATTTTCCATTTCTATCATTTAGGAATACCACAGGCAATTATTCATTTAATTTAACATCCAATTTAAATAAGAATTTCCTGACATCCAATAATTTCAATTTGAGAGATAATGCGACAAATACAACTATCTTTCGTCATATAAATTTCGATGATAATAATAATCAATTATGTTTTGGAAGCTCCAATAATATCATCTTCGATTTAAGGAATAATAATATAACGACGAATAACACGAATAGGATTAGTTTAGGATTTCCATATCGATATTTAGTTCAAAATAATCTTAATTTGAATATGTGGGAGAATTATTTTAAGGATAATTCCTTGAATACAAATGCGATGTTGAATGTATATGGAAATGTGAATTTATCAAGTATAAATAATAAATCTTTTATAAGTTGTATTTCAACGGAATTTCCAAATGATAAAATTGGTGTTGCGATTGGTTCTAATGGAATAAGAGATGGGTTTTTATTAAATGTTGAAGGAGATGCTTATTTCTCTTGTAATTTAAATGTTAATAATGATATTTATCTAAAAGGAACTATTACAAATATTTCAGATCGTCGTGTTAAAACGGATTTGAGAAGGATTGAAAATGCTCTTGAAAAGATTGAGAAGATTAATGGATATATATATCAAAGGACGGATACTGGAAGGTTTGAGAGTGGTTTAATAGCTCAGGAAGTTTTAGAAATTATTCCAGAAGTTATTGAAAAAAATAAAGATGATTTTTATAGTATTGCCTATGGAAATATGATGGGAATAGTTGTGGAGGCGATTAAGGAATTAAAAGATTTGATTGAGGAAAATAAGAAAAATTGAAAAAATGATTTTATTTTTATTTTGATTAATCAAATGTCTTTCGAAGATAATAATAGTTGTGTCGATTATTTGATTGAGGCATTTAATCAATTGAGATATGATGAAGATGGTGAAGAGGTTTCTACATCAGTCTCTATGACATATTTCATATCATATCTCTTTGATAAGTTTGATGATGTGAAATGGATGGTCGCCGAAAGAATTGGATTTGACAAATGTTCTATTTATGATGAAGGCAATTTATATATGATTTATGAGATTGTTAGATTTGATGATAATATGGAATATGTTGAAATCAAAATGGATGAGGAGAAGAAGATAAAAATCACTTATTATCCGTCGTTGGAGGATTTAAATAAATGATTTTGTCATTATCCATAAATCTCCACAATATTCTAGATATTCATAAGGAAGATAGAAATATCCATTATCTCCCCAATAAGTTCCCCAAGAATTTCTCAAAATCAATTCACGAGAATAATCATCATATCCACATATAATAACTGCGTGTCCTCCAATAAATTTATCATTCGTCGTAGGCATTCCAATTTTTCCTGTTAATTTTGATTTACTCGCCATAAAATTTGAGAAAATTGATATGGCAAGTGCAATAGGTTCATTATTATCTAACCATTTTTTAATAATTGATAAATCATTTTTGATATTAAACGCTTCTATGAGATATGTTTCTTTTGCTTTTTCATATGCTTCTTTGGATGGTTTGATGAATAAATTAGATATTTCATATTTCCAATATTTTTCATCACATATTCCATTTGATTTTAAGGAATAAATTCCATCGCTTAAATATGCTCCATTATCTTCATTCGTTTCATTTATTAACTCCCTTTCATTATAATAGAGGAATAGTTGAGAACCTTTAAAATTAGTTGTATCATAATCAAATATAGAACAAAGAGCGAATGCCGAACAACTTCCTATTTTTCCTTGGTCGTAAGCAGGAGGAAATTTATTTCTTAAATCAACTTTTTTCATTTCATTCTTCATAACATTCTTGATTTCATTTTCAATAGGAATGACGGATAATTCTTTATTTATTTTTATATTTAAATGACGATAGATAAATATGAAACAACAGGAAGAATATCCATCTTTTATTAGATAAGTATAAGGAAGCTCATAATATTTATTTAAAAAACGAATAATGAATATTTGTTTTTCATTATTAAATCCACAAACTACAATGGATATAGCACCTAATTTCTTTTCATTTGGAAGAGGAATAGGGATTGATATGGAGGATATATCAAAACTTTCAAAAACTTCTATGGAGACGATAAAAGGTTCATTATTAACTAATGAAAGAATAAGACTATTTAAATCTTTTTTAATCTTAATGATGTCGAAATTATATTTATTTTTTTCTGCTTTTTTATAAACATCTATGGAAGGTTCTTCATTTATTAAATCAGGATTATATTTATAATCATCATATAAACAATAACCAAATTCCAAGAAATTATTTATGGAATTATAGAGATTATAAGAATTTGTATTTAATCTTTCGATATAATATAAAAACATTCTAGAAATCCGTTGATTTATATCATATTCTATTAAACAAGCAATAGCATTTGCCGTGCTTCCTAATAATTCATAATTATCTAATGAAGGAAATGAAGATCTTAAATCCAATTTATTTAAATATTTTATTTGAAATATCGATTTACTTAATAAATGAGATATATCCGTTGTTTCATCTATCTCAACATCAAAAAAAGACATTCTGTTTATTTATTAAATTTATTAAAAAGAATTGTTTATATTTTGACTTTTTTCTTAAAATGAATTTTAAAGAATTATTAATGAATATGTTAAGGAATTAATTAAAAAATTATTAATGAATTTATTAAGGAATTATTAAGGAATATGTTCGTTAATAAATTAACTTATTAATGAATATGTTAAGGAATTAATTAAAAAATTATTAATGAATTTATTAAGGAATTATTAAGGAATTATTAAGGAATTATTAAGGAATTATTAATGATTTGTTTAATGAATTTATTAAGGAATTATTAAGGAATTATTAAGGAATTATTAAGGAATTGATTAAGGAATTGATTAAGGAATTGATTAAGGAATTGATTAAGGAATTGATTAAGGAATTGATTAAGGAATTGTTTAAAATGATTTCTATATTTTTAACTTTTCTTGAATCAAATTTTAATTATTTGTTTTCAACTTTTCGCCCAAAATTATTTTTTGGTTTAAAAATCTTTAAAGGAATTATTAAAAAAATATATAAAGATTTTAAATTGTTTATTCTTAAATCATTTTTATTTTGGATAATTAGGAATAATGGCGAAGATTTGTAAGGAAAAGGAGATATTAAATCCAGTTTCTAAAAGATGTGTTAAGAAGGATGGGGTGATTGGTAGAAAGATATTAATAGCAAATGAGAAGATTAATATCTTTTGGGAGAGGAATAGTTGTTATATTGATAGTGCTTTATTATCTATTTTTCATAATAAAAATAAATTTATAGAGGATGTTTTATTAAAAGCACCTTTACATAATTATAAAAATGATTTGAATAAAATAGGGAATGATATTAGAAAGGAATTAATTAAAATTTATGATATTATATCAAATAGGAAAATTGATAAAACGAATACTTGTTTTTTATTAAGAAAATTGTTAAATGATTATTATAAGAATTTCATTAAAATATATCCTAATAAATATATAATAGATAAAAGAGAAGATTGGCGAAAATCTCAATTAGACACATTTGATATATTCGATTTATTAAATATTATATTCGATTATAATAATTTCGTATATAATATTCCTTTTGATTTATTAATTGAAAAAAAGAAGATATTAATTAAGAATATATTTAAAAAATCCCTTCTAAAATCAAATAAATTAGTATTGAAGATATTTAGGAATTCTGGAACAACTAAATTAGATATTAAAGTAATTCCCTCAAAAACCATCAAATTACCAAAGAATTCATTTGATTTACATCTAACATCCATCATCATTCATTATGGAAATATTGGCGGAGGTCATTACATATGTTTATATAAATCAAATAATAAATGGTTTGAATATGATGATTTAAATAAAATTCCAACTTATATTGGAAGTTTATCTAAAATTATTAAAAATGATAATTATATATCTAATATAGTAGGATTAGTTTATTCTAAATCTATTTAAGATTTTGATATTTATTTATCATATATGACTTATTCAATTGGAATTCCAAAAGAAATTAAAACAAATGAATTTAGAGTTTCTATCATTCCTGATGATGTTAAAAAATTCGTTGATTTAAATATCAAAGTTTTTATCGAAAAAAATGCCGGTATTGGTGCCTTATTCACCGACGAAGAATATCTAAATGCTGGTGCTATTCTTTGTGATTGTGCGAAAGATGTTTATGAAAAATCTAATATCATCATCAAAGTTAAAGAATTATTAGAAACGGAATATGACTTCATTAATCATAATCATATCATCCTGACCTTCTTTCATTTCGCCAGTATTCCCTCCTTAATTTCAGCTATGATTACGAAGAAACCTATTTGTATCGCATATGAAACCATCAAAAAAGATGATGGAACCTATCCAATTTTAGCTCCTATGTCTATCATCGCAGGAGAACAATCCATCTCAAATGCGAATGGATTTATTACGAATATGCGAGGTGAAAGTAGAGATTATAGAGATGATGTCATTACTATCATCGGTGTTGGTAATGTAGGAAGAGCAAGTGCTTATAAGGCGAAGGAGATGGGTTATAGGACGATTAATTTGATGGATAAGGATTTAGGAAAGATGAAAGAATTTGTTGGTAAAGATGGATTTTATATTTATGAAATGACGAATATGAATTTGATTGAATTAATGAAGGTTTCTACAATTGTCATAGGTTCTATCTATAATTCCGGAGAAAAGGCGAAGAAGATTATTAGTGATGAGATGTTGGATTTAATGATGGAACATTCAATTATTATGGATGTAGCGATAGACCAAGGAGGAATTACGGAACAGTCTAAAATAAGACCTGTTTATGACCCTATTATTAAATATAATAAAGCGAATATCTATTGTGTTTCTAATATCCCAAGTATAGTTCCAAGAAGAGCGTCTATGGAATTATCAAAGGTAGTTTATCCATATGTAGAAGAAATCATTCGAGATATGGATATTGAAAAAACGATTGAGAAGAATGAAGAGTTGAAGAGAGGTGTTAATATCTTTAAAGGAGATATTTGGAATTTTAGTTTATTAAATTAACCAAAAAATTTATCGCTAAATAATATATTAGGTTTTTTATTTATTAAATTAACCAAAAATTTATCACTAGATATTACATAAGGATTTTTATTTATTATTTTTAATTTACCATTTATCATATTGGTTTCTAATAAAATTTTTGGTATTATCTTATTAAATTTCATAAATTCATTTGGTATATTATTTATAAAAATGGTTAAATAATATATTTCATAAGAATTATTATATAATAAAATAAAATTTGAAATAAAATTATTTAATATTAAATCTAATTGAGCGTTTTTAATTATTGATTCAATAGGATTAAATCCACCTTTATTTTTACCTCTATAACATTTAGCTAATTTTAGAAAATCAATCATTATATTATATTTCCTTGTTCTATTAATTGATTTTATAGGATAAGATAAATCATAATCCCATATGACCCATAAGAAACCAAGATTTTCTAAATAATAATCTTTTCCAAATAGTTTATAATGAAAATATCCTCCTGCTTTTATTTTATAAAATAAAAAGTTTCCTGGATGCGTATCGGTATGAAATCTTTCTGTATAATTATAAAAGAATATGATTGCGAAAAATTGTTGGATTAAAGCATTTAATAAAAATTTCGTATTTTCTCCATACATTCTAAAAAAAGTCCATAAATCTCCATTCGCCAATTCATTAAAAGTTGTTATAAATTTTTTATCACTTTGACTTTTATATTGATTAACTAAATCTGGTAATTTATTAATTCGTTGTGATATTGATTTATCTTTTGAATTTGATTTTATAAAACTATCAGGATAATTGAAATCACTTATATCATCACATAAGACATATCCATATGTTATTGGAAAATGAGGACAAATATCTTTCCTAACTAAATTTGTGAATTCGGTTAATAATTCTAATTCATATTTAGTTTTATCTTCATTAAATTTATAAACCTTCGACGCAAATGTAAAAAGTTTCTTTGTCTTTTCTCGAAATTCACTTAAATAAACTATTCCATAAACACTATCACTTCCAATTCTTTTTTTAAGAATAATCTTATTACCTATTCTATATTGAAATGAACCATCTTCATTTTCTTTATAAACCTTCATACAACTCTTCACATTCTTTCTTTTATTCAATTCTCGTCTCATCAAAACGAGATATTTATTTCTTCGATAAATGTCAGCACTAACACGATTTATAAATGGTGATAATGCCTTCTTCGCTTTTTTAATCGCATTTATCTTCAAATCTAATGAATTTATTTTTGGTTTTTTGATTTCTTTGATTTTGATTTCTTTGATTTTGATTTCTTTGATTTTATTAACACATCTATTCGTTTCTGGATTTCTTATTTTAGGTTTCTCACATTTCTTCACTATCTTTCCATTCACCATTTCATATAATTTGCAAACTTGTTTATCATTTTTATTAAATAAAATCTCTAATGCTTGTTTCGTATTTTTTCCAATACATCGTTTCGTTTTTGGATTAAAAATCTGCGTCTTATCACAATCTTTTTCCTTCATATCCTATATTTGAGAAATATTAATTTTATAAGGAGTTTCATTAATTATTTTTTCACCTGTTTTTATTGATGATTTTAATAAACCATTTTTAACAAATGTTTTCAATAATTTTAATATCATCATTTGCATCCCCTTTTGAGAATATTTCTCATTATAATATCTTATATTTGTATGAATATTATTGATTTTATTTAAAGAATTTGATGAAAGTTTATAATTCTTCATTCTAATCATTCCTGAATAATTTGATGGCAAAAATGCGTAAATAATTCGTCCAAAATCTCTTATCAAACTTATTTCATTCTTTTTAAATGGTATTGACGCATCATAATCACAGATTACCCATAAATATCCAAGATTTTCTAAATAATAATTTTCACCAAATATCTCATAATGATAATATCCTCCTTTATCTATTTTATAATATAAAAAATTGTCCCAATGTGCATCGTTATGAAAACATCTCGTCTCTTTATAGAAAAATATCAAGGATAAATAAACCTGAACGAGTGTATTTAAATAGATATTATCAGGTTTATTCATTTCTTTCATAAAACTACTCAAATCGCCATTTGCTAATTCAGTTAATATAAGATGATATGAATGGTTCTTATTCATTCGTATAACCCTTGGATATAAACTCAAATTCTCAATATCATCAAATTTATTACAAACCAAATCTCCATATAAAATTGGGAAATGCGGACATCTTTTTTTAAGAACCGCATCTGTTAATATCGAGAAAATATGTAATTCATTTTTCGTTTTGTCATTTTTCAAAACTAATTTAGAAGCAAATTCATATTTCTTGATATTGCTATAAAAAACAATTCCATTTATACTATTGCTTCCAATCTGTTTTTTTAGAAGAATATCACCTATTTTATATTCAGTTTTAGATATTAAACGCATACAATAATCAGTCCTTTTATCATCTATATTCAATAATTTATTTATTTTCGAATATAATAAAATTCTATCTTTTATTGGTGGTGTCTCCTCTTTTATCGGCGATAATTTCTTTTCTCTTTTTTTAATATATTTAATTAAGGATTTTGGTCGCTTTTGTTCTAATATCTTCTCCAAATCTTTCGCTGTCTTCTTATCCTTATTAATACATCTTCTAGTTAATGGATTTCTTATTTGATTTTCCTTACATTTCTTATATTTCTTTCCATTTATAATTTCATACTCCATTTCTATTCTTATTTAAGAATTTTCTTTCATCTCTATCAAACAATCTCTAATTGCTGTTTTAATATCTGGAAAATCTGGATATAATGTTTGAATTTTTGATGTATTAAGACAATTATTAGACCTCTTTGACTTTAAAATCTCATCCTGTTCTTCTATCGAAAAATTCTTCCATTCAAATTTATCATCCACAATCTCTTTATACATCTCCAATATCTCATTATGAGTTATATAATTAGGATTTGTTAAATTAAAAGTTCCTGTTGTTTTATTTAACATCATATCATAAATGAGTGGATAAATTGTTGATAAAACTGTCATACTATTAGGAATAGAACAAATCTTATCATATTTCACAATCTTCGTTATGAAATTTCTTTGATGATTTTGAGAACTTATTGGCATCCTTATACGAAGATTTAAAGTTTTCGAATTTAATTTCATAAATTTATCCATAAATCCTTTAACAATTGAATAAGAAGAACCAAAGAAATTTGGATTATCTTGTTCGAAATAAAATCTTGAAGGTGGATTAACCTCATTAAATATACATCCAGTTCCTAAATAAGTGAAATGAATATTATTCTTCTCTGCTAATGTTGATAATACCAAAGGAGCATAGAAATTATCACGAATATTTTCATAAAGTTTTCCTTCAAGATAATCGATTGTATTACAACCTTCGCCGTGTGTTCTTCCAATAAAACTGATGATATGTGTAGGTGAATGAGTTAAAATCAAATCTTTTATTAAAAGTTCATTATCCGCTCTCGCATTTGTTTCAATTATCTCAACCTTTTTAGTTTTTAAATAAGCGACGAATTGACTTCCAATCCAACCTCTTCCGCCAAAAAATAAAATCTTCATATTTTTTAAAAGATATAAATCTTTATATGGAAATTTTAAATGAATTGATTACGAAAGACAATAGGAATATCATTATCAAAGAAATAAATAAATTAGGAGATTTGAAGAATGATTTAGGATATTTGAAGAAGGATTTAGGAGATTTGAAGAATGATATGGAAGAAATGAAAAAGAATATGATGGTATTTTATTTAATTCAATTCTTCATAGGTTTCATTCTTTATAAATTTTATTAAAAAAAACAAAAATCATTCATCAAGGAAATAGAGTGGAAACCAACTTTTCGCATCTTCATCATAATAACAGCAATCCGTTTCATCTGTATAAGCAAGTCCTTTGATACTTTCAACGAACTCACGAACAGAATAGAACTTTTCACCTGTTAAAATGGAGACGATGATTTCTTGATTTTCGTCTTTGTGATAGGAGGCACATCGCAAAACACCTTTATCATATACACTCAAAAGCAGATAGGAAACTTCTTTGGAAATGATAGGCATCTTGTTTAAAAATATTGATTTAAATAATTAAAATCATTATTTTATAATCTTCTTAAATTTTTAATACAATTATGAAATATTTATTGTTTTTGGTGATATTTGCTGATTGTTATATAACGAATTATAAAATTGTCATTAAGAAAGATATGATGAATTGTGTTTCTAATTTTATGTATCTTAATGAAGTATTAATGAATAATGATTATTCTAATTTGATGAGAATTAAGAAATATGATAATTCGATATATTTCAATTATAAAACTTATTCAATTGTAGAAGATTATAAATATGAATATAAATATTTGATTAAGAATGAAAATACATATATAATCAAATATACATTTAAAATTTTTAATGAAGATTATGATTATTTATTTTATATCAAAGCATTTAATAAAAGCTCCAATAGAACTATATGGAATATTATTTTGAAATATAATCAATTACTTATAAATGATAAAACCAATAATGATAAATTTATTTATAAATATTTGAATAGATGTCTTTATAAAACAAATGATAATAATATTCATCCATATATATCAAATATATTTAAGAAGTGATTTTGATATTTAATTTATGGTGAAAGAAATTAGTTTATTGTTTTTTATATCATTCATTAGTATTATCTATAATAATTTCATAACTCCATATTTATTATTATATATCAATAAGAATTTATATGATAATATTATAATTATTTATATGATATTAACTCAAATAGATAATTATTTTTTATATATTGATAATCAATTAAAAACACGAGATATAAATGGTGAAAATTTGAATTTGATTATTAAACAATTATCAACTACTTCTAATAAACATCATATAAGAATGACGAAGTCGTGTAGTGATTTAAAAAATGATTTGTAAATATAAATAAAGTTTATAAATGTCATATTTATCCATAGCAAATAAAAATATTAATATCTATTTGAATATGGATAATGAGGAAGATTATGAAACAGATGAAGATATTAGGAATTTGATAATTGACGAATTTAGAGATTATTTGATTGAGAATAATTATAATAATCTAGATGTCATTCAATTTGAAGAATTATTTAAATCCAATAATTTTAAGAAAAGGATTGTTAAAAATGATAAATATAAATTATTTATCGCAAATAAAAAAAATGAAAATAAAATCGTAATTCTCCAAAATAAAATCAATTATCTTCTATTCATATTGATTATCATTTGTTTAAACTTATTTATTAATTCACAAAACTTTTCATATAAATTAATTTGATTATATTCATTATAAATTTGTTTTTTATCAAAATAGACTTCGTTTTCGTCTATTTTAGCTAATTTTCTCATCTTTTTTAATTTACGGAACATCTTTGTTTATTATTAATAAATTCTTATTATTTATTTTATATATTTCTATATCTTTATTTTCCTTTTTTAATGTTTCTATATCTTCATCTTTAACATCTTCTATAATTAGTATTCCATCATTAGTTAATATCTTCGAATATGTATTTATTATAAATAAAACCTTTTTTAAATCATTCTCAAAATTATAAATAATTATATTGAAATTAATATTCGAACCTTCTAAATTAATATCAAATGGACTAGTCCCTGAATATATCTTCATCCTATTATTCTCCATTAAATCCTGACTTATTTCTCTCTTCGTTCCTATACCAAATATTATCGAATTTTTAAAATAATTACTCCAATATCTCATCATATCCTCATTTAATCCAATATCCAATAAAAATATGTCATTATTTATCTTCCTCTTAAATAATAATTTATATATATCTATCGATTGTTGAAGATTTTGAAGAGGTTGTTGAGGAGGTTGTTGAAGGGGTTGTTGAAGATTTTGAAGAGGTTGTTGAGGAGGTTGTTGAGGAGGTTGTTGAAGAGGTTGTTGAAGAGGTTGTTGAAGAGGTTGTTGAAGAGGTTGTTGAAGGGGTTGTTGAGGAGGTTGTTGAAGAGGTTGTTGAAGGGGTTGTTGAAGGGGTTGTTGAAGAGGTTGTTGAAGAGGTTGTTGAAGAGGTTGTTGAAGGGGTTGTTGAAGGGGTTGTTGAGGAGGTTGTTGAAGAGGTTGTTGAGGAGGTTGTTGAGGTGGTTGTTTATTGAGATTTAAAATGAATAAAACATCATCATAAATTCCAGTTAATTCTCTTAAATCATAGGTTTCTATATACATTTGGAGATTTAATGGAGTAGCATCTTTTAAGATTTGAAGATATTTAACGGATTGAATGTTTTGAATGATAAGAATTCCGTTTGATGTTAAATGATTTGAATATATTTTTATAAATTTAATTAATGTATTTAAATCATATGAACCATTCTCAATTATTACATTAAATTTCTTATTATTAAAACGATTATTTAATATTTCTTCATTATAAGCATCTTGACTATATATTCCATATATTTCACCATTCTTAAAATAATCATACCATATTTTAATATCTTCTCCATTTCCTTTCACAATCTCAAATAAAGCAATCTTCTTATCCTTAATAGAAGCGAATAATTTATCATAAACATAATGATTTTTATTCATTTTTAAGTTTTCTTTATATATATATTCTTAAATTCTTTTTGTTTTATTGATGACAAAAAGAATATCATCATATCTATTTTTATTTTCTCGCAAATCATAAACTTCTATGAATTTCTTATATTCTTCTGGTGTTTCATTTATTAATATTTGAATATCCTCTATTCTTTGAATGTCTTCGATAATTAATATCCCATCTTCCTCTAAAATTGGAAGATAATTTTTAACAAATATAATTTGATTAGATAATTGATGGTCTCCATCATCTATAATTATATCAAATTTCTTATTAAAAGAATGTGGATTAATATTATAAGCATTTGTATTTAAAAATAATTTAATTCTTGGATAATCTTTTATATCTCGAATACTATCTCTCATATCCATTATATC